CTTTAAATTTATCAGCACCTTCCATGCCAAGATAATACGTCATAAAAGCGCCATTTTTCAATGCATAACTTGCGCGTTTAGCTTCAATTTTAGTAACACCAGCTTTTTCCAAAGCAAGTTCAGCTTCAGCAGAAAACTTACCAGCTGCAGCATAAGATGCAGCTGCATTACCTTCCAAACTTTTAACCTGAGCAGCAGTTATCTTAATACCATTAATAACATCCTGATTAACCTTTTTAATTTCAGCTTCAGACAATCTACTACGAACAGCATTAAAAGCAATCTGACTCTGATTAAGTTCAAACTGACTAAACGCATTAAGCCTACCAGTATTAGCTTCAAACTCTCTCGTCTGAGCATTCCGGGCATTAGTATCAGCATCCTGTTTACGAATACCAGCAATCTTTTCCTGAATTTCAAGATCCTTAAGTTTAAGGTCTTTTTCCATTCCAAGACGCATAGCATTAGCAACAACAGAACCAAGTTGGCTAAAATTACCGGGATCCTGTGCAACCGGAGCAGAACCCATAGAAGCAATCTGACCACCAGTAGCAGACAAAATAGGATTAAGACCAGCTTTCTTTAAGTCCTGAACTTCAAGCTGATGAGCATTACGCTGTTGATAAATCCAATTAGTAAGCTGAAGCTGAGCGGCACGCTGTTGCTCTTTTTTAGCACTATGGCTACCAAACAAGCCACCAGCAATACTAGCTAACGGAGCGGCTAACCAAGCCAAACTCATAATAACACCTCACAATCAGAAGTGATCAACTAAACCGGGCACAGCATACAACGGCATAGGACGAGTACACTTCATATTAAAGAAACAATCCAGCAAAAATTGAGGCTCATTCTCAACAGCAATAATACGATCAACCGGGGGATCCTCAACAATAAAATCATTACCCAACGTAGGAAGTTCTTCAAAATACTGACTTAAATGCCAATAATCTAAAGACTGGGCATACGAAGATCGAAATTTACCAGTAATCAAAGAAGGGAAGTATCTGTATTCAGCATGCCTTTCCTGATATCCGAAAACACCATGATCATCCGAATTTTCAACAGTATCTTCATAATCTTCACCACCAACCGGCACAACACCTTGAGCATAAATCTCCTGATTAAGAATTGCCTGTTCGCCAAGATGAGCAAAAGACGGCCAATACATATCATACTTAGTCCTACGAGACCACATCCTATTAAGACCTTGCTGGTATGTATAATTAGATCTAATAGAAACAAGACCAATCAACCAACCATGCTCTACAAAAGATTTACTAAAACCATCACCATTATGGCTAATACCAACAGCATAAGCAGAAAGATTAGCCTGAGGAGAAGTTGCGTCAGTAGAAGCTGTCTGTGGAACCACATTAACATCAATCGGAGTAGAAGTGCCGCCAAGATATTCAGGACGCTGCAAGCGAGCATCTGGCGACACTACACCAAACATACCACGAAGCAACTCTGTATAACGAGTACCAGATCGAGCACAACGTTCTAACCATTTCTGAAGCTGAAACGCTTCACGGAATTCATTAATTGTAGTAGTTACTGAATTAGATAAATTAACTTTAGGAGAAACACCAGCAGTTTTAGCAAGCAAAACTCTATCTTTAGAAATACTTCCGGCACCAGAAGAAGAAAGTGCGCCTTTTAAATAACCTCCAGGATCCATCATACCAGTAACTAAATCAGCATCACCACCAATAGTAGGGAAACGAACATTAGCTAATTGCAAACCACTAATATCAGCATAACCACGTATAGGCAACTCAACACCTGGACCTTTCTGTGCAAAAGGCAAAGCAGATGTAAAATAATCCTTACGCTTACCCCTACGAAGCAATGTATAATTACTTATATCATCAGAATCACCATTTTCAATAACAGGAGAAGATTGTAAATTTTCATCCATAAACCAATCTCGATAAATCAGATTATAACATCTAAACGGCTCACAACGTACATAAGGCAAATGATCTACACCAGTAGGAATACCAAAGTAATCAGCTAAACTGCCAACATCCTGCGCTTCTAAATAAGGCATAGGAGAAGCTTTACTCAGGCCGCCTGTATAAAAAACCGGAAATGTAAAATCAGTAGACTGATCAGGAGAATCCTGCTCACCACACATACGCTGAAAATGATTCCATACAAGACGTTCAGGAACAAAGAAATAATGCGTATCTAAATACAAATTATCCATAATAGGAGCAATCAAAGTAGCAACACGGCAGAAAATCTTTGTATCCAAAACAACGCTATCGCCGGGCAAAATCTCATCGACCAAGATAGGGTAAAGAAAACCGGCGTCAATAGTAGTCTTATGTTCATGAGAACGATCAAACACAGAACGCGGAACCTCTACTTTAGGTACCTGACTGAAAACATGTTCCATAAATTAACTCCTTTCATATCCAATAATAAGCTGTGATAGAGCATAAAGAAAATTATCGGACATACTACACATATGATTAACACTGTAAAATCACAACAGATTTTACATAATATATATTAACTGACGGAATTTTAAAAACCATTCTATTACCGAACCAGTTAATATAGACAACCATTCAACCTATAAAGTAGAATGGTGTCACTCCGCACAGTTACATCAAGTAACTACTGTGCGGAGGCCTCATCCGATTTAATCGGATTAACAACATTCGGCTCAACCGGAGCCGATTTTTCGAATAAACCATATTCGACACATTTATCATGGTTTGCCGGATTCTGCATATATTGTAACAGATTTGCAGGATCATTTGCAAGCTCTGTCCTTAAATTACTTGGCAATTCTAAAAATGCTTCATCAGCACGCTTAACTATAGCCAAAGCATCACGGTAACCATCACCAAAAATTGTAGCATCACCATAAACAGGGCGAAGCGCAGCAACATGCTCAATGCATCCTGTAATTTCATATTTCCTCATAATCTTATTAATATCACATGCATCTTTATCGGCCTGCTTAGTAAGAGTAGGATTAGGAAACCTAATACCTTTTTTCACATAACGCTCAGTAAACTGTGTCCTAAATTCCATATTAACTCCTTTCCGCCTTCGGCGGTTCGGACTGATCCGCCGATTTCGGCAAAGCCTCACGCCGGATCATGTCCGCCATGAAAGACATAGCCTCAACTTCAATCCTTAACATTTCCGGCTGCGTAAACCTTCCGGTAGTAGGTTCATAGGAACCAATAAAATAAAGCGCAAAATCACCGGGGTATTTATTAACCATAGTACCGGACTGATTCACCAACTGGTCAAATGCTCTAATAGCTTGAACCTTTCCCTCGGATCCGGAAGGCATAAACAAAGGTTGATAAAAAACCTGCGCTTTTTTATCATAAACACAATATAAATCTAACATTATTCAACACTCCTTTTACAAAAAGACAATTGTGCCTTTTTAACCGCTTCTTTAGAATTCATTCGTCTTTCATTCCAAATATCTTCTTTAGTTTCATCAGAAATTGAATCAAATCTCCTTTCTTTAATAGTATCAAACAAGACAGGATCAGACAAAGCAAGTAAAGAATCATAATACCTAGGAGTTTTAATATGACGGACACGTCCTCCTTCGCAAATAACAACATCATCGGAGGGGTATACATCGGATTTAAATTTTTTAAACCAATCATAAGCAATGCCAGGCTTACGAGACATGCAACTAAACTCCTTTTCAATGCCGTAATACTTCTCCTTGCCTAATTCACCATTCTGCTTTTTAATAACATATCGAGCAACGTAAGCACAAGTATCAAGAGATACATCGGCAACAGTACACTGACCCTTGCTCCAAATTTTGTCCAAAGTATCAGAAATATAATATGGAAAACCAAGATTAGAATACTTATAAAAAACCCTATCATCCATATTAACACCGAATACAATAGCATGATAGTGAGGTCGCTGGGTAAGGTCACCATACTCACCAGAAGCAAAATACCTAAGCTTCAACCCTTGTTTATCAAAATGCTTACGCAAACTCTTCCAAAAATTTTGCAGATCTTTCTTAATAAGAGTCTGCTCACCTGTAACAGAACTCCATGGGACGTGATCATCATCATAGGTCAAAGTTATAAACATATTCTGTTCGTGTAACTGGCTCTCATGATAACATCGGACAGCCCACATCCGGCTGTAATCTAACCGGCATCCAAGACATTGACCACATGGAACATGGATACATTCATAATCCAAAATATTGCTTGGAGGGGAAAAAACAACGATGCTTTTACCAGTGTTCGATTTACGTCCTTTCCTCATCCAAGCTTGAAGCGGACTATAACAAGTCACTTATAACCGGATTCCGCCACGTTCCGGAGGCGGGGCTACATTCCTAACTAACGTCTTATTAGCCGTTTTAGTAAAAAACTTTTTACTCTTTTTCTGATTCACATGATGCCTTTTCATTAACAATCACTCCTTTCATAACTAAACCATTACAACGAGATTCATAAGAAACATCATCAAATTCAACCAAAATACGCCTAAATTTAACACCTTCAATATCATAAACCAATTTCACAAAAGATTTAATATAATTAACAATTAAACCTTCAAGACCATTAAGATTAGACATTAAAATCACCTACCAATCAAATTCTTTAACCAATCGGGATTTTTAGAAACTTCAACATCAAAAAAACCTTTATGATTCTCCACATTTTTCTGCTGTTTTTTAGCAACATTTAAAACAA